GTAACATACCCCAGAGGGCAAACCATGCCATCTGACGCATTGCATCTCTACGGGCGTCTGCATCTTCAAGTGCTTTTCTCTTAAATTCCAAATCCATCTCCATCTCTTCTAAGGAAATGTGTCCATCACCATTAGTATCTTTTTTCGCAACCGCCTCATCAACGGTAACTGTTTTCTTTTCTGCCATCTCTCTACCCTTTATTAAGTTTGTTATGTCTTAATCTCATATTTTCATCTTCAATATGTTGTTGTAACATATTCAAGTAGACTTCCCTTTCCCATGGCAACATTTCCTCAAGTTCTGTTAATGAATAATTGTGGTGTTGCATCAATGCAAAATTCACCCTCATATAATTCATTAAGTTATCATGTGAAAGGGCTAGACGAAAAAACTCGACAACCCCTCAACTACGATATCATTCTCTTTACCAGTATTTGGGTTAGTTACTTTCACCTCATGTTTTAGTCTTGGTACTGTCATAAAAAACTGTTCAACTTTCTTGAACATGGATGCATCCAACTGCCCCAAGAACTCATCTAATTCTTTGTCATCCATATCTGCACGTTCATACACATTTTCTGAATCATAGATTTGTCTGATACATCTCTTAATGATTGTCCATGCTGTATCTGCACCAACCCCCATCAAGTCACCTGTCATATCAATACTTGGATAATCTAAAACCAATCCAATATCATCTGTCAGTCTGACGTTATTATCATGCCCTTCTGGAAAATGTACTTTTACATCTTCTAAGTTGATTGTTGTTGCAACATATGTCTCATTATCATCAGGACACAAAAGTTTTACTTCAACCTCTGAACCCGCTGATTTCATACGAATGTTAAGAAAGACATATTCGATGTCGAACATCGGCATCTTTTTAATTTCTACCTTATCAAACGTACACTGTTTTACAGTCTGAATGACTGCCTCACTTATCTCTTGATCCTTACCTGTTTCAAGAGCAAGTAAAAGTGATTTTTCTTCCCCTACTAGGAAAGGACGGTACTCTATTTTTTCGCCTGTGGATGGAATTGTCAATTCATGTTTTGGCGTTTTTAGCAATGGTAATGCCATATTATATACTCCTCATAATGTATTATTATTTATTCGTTAAGCAGAAGCATCGTCTGCGAATGCGGTTAATTGATCCATAGCTTCAGCTACGTTTCGTTTTTGGTTGTTTAGTGCTCTTAAATCTCTATCAACTGGATTTTGTGGATATGTCACAACAGGTGCTGTTTCTGGTACTGCTGGTGCTCTTCTTTTCGCTTCAGTACCTCGTGGTGTCAACTCAACCCATTCCTTGAATGCAAATGCCACAGTTAAGTCATGTACTGCACTTGCTGATTCGTTAGAATAATCTAACTGATTTATTGTCTTGGGAAAACATTCTAATAGAGATACTCCATATTTTCTTTCTAAGTCATCTCCAAGTTGATAAATGTTTATCGTAGAAACATAATCTTCATAGAAATTTAGATTGTATGTTCTTGGATTGTATATCCATTCTTGCCAGGCATCAAATCTTTTCTTCTCATTCAAATCTTCTGATAGATAGAATGTAATGTCTACTGAATCTGCATATGATAGTCCACCAGCAAGTTCGTGAGTAGGCCCATAGATAGTATCATTCGTTGTGGTTGTAATGTTTCTTCCAGGCATAGTAATACTTTTTATCTTTACTGATGTAGACGCACTAGACCCTCGATATGCTTGTTCTACAATTGAAGGAAACAAAATCTCTGCTTCAAATTTGTTTTGTTTTGACATCCCATTTCTAGAAATGTTTGATATAAGATTTTGTAAATTGAAATACGCCATTATAGTCTCCTAGGCGAATCTGCCATACGCCGTGAATCTGCATAGACTTTCTGTTCCACACCTTGTGGTACAAATCTCTGCACTGGTAATAGTACTGCCGCCATCATTTCTTCTGCTGTAATAACTCTAAATCTGGATTGTACATGGTTAGCAAGATACCGTTTTATTGTTGGTTTGACTAGTGGATTTCTCTTGATACGATTCCATGTCAATCTAATTCGTGTGTCCTCATTCATCTCATCATTGGATGCATATTCTGATACCACGTTGAGTAGTTTGAGTCTCATGGGTATAGACAAGTAGTGAAAATTCAATCCGATAAATCCTTCATTTTGTGGTGCATTTCCAACTGGCAAAACCAGAGGAAATCTATCATAGTAAGGTAACTCATTTTTACCTTTTGCATCATAGTAAAAAAAGTTCATACGCCCGTATTGAGGACGCTGAGTAATCAACCCCTCTGCCACGAGTTGTCTAGTTGGGGGTTCACCCATTTCCTTGATTTTATCTCTAAACCAACGAACCGAGCGTTCCTTACCACCTGTCTTTTCTAGTAAGTCATCGAAGTAAGTCATACATCTATTTATACGTTAACATAGATGATCTTCTGTGAGAATCTTAAATTCCATCTGTCTATCGTTGCACCATTCTATCGCTGCTTCCCACTTTGCTTTGTTCACACCCCATGTACGAACTTCTGTAATAAATCGTTTGGTTTTGCGTTGAGGAATAGCGGGAGGCCCACACTGTGCTTTCGGTTTGACTTCAATAATCATTTTCTTGATTGAACCATCTGCCTGTTTGACTTTGATATAGAAATCGGGGAAATACCTGTGCATTCTGCCGTCCAGAGGGGAACGGTAGGGTATGATTATTTCTTCACTACCCCATTCTAGGATATTGTCACTTCTATCACAGTACACCATAAACCTACGTTCCCAACTACTACGATAAATAATCTTATCGGAGTCGCCCTTGTATTTTTGGGGTTTTGAAGGTTTATATCTTCCTTTGTAGGGTTTGTATGCCATAATGCGGTATAAATACTTTCACAGGTTATAGGACTATTTAGATGGGAAATGCTACAAACAAAATTAATAACGCCAACCATAAAAGGGTTTATGGTGGCGATCTTAGTTATCCAAGTGATATTGGTAATACCGAGCGATCTGGACATTACACACAATTTTTTATTAACGTACAAGAGAAATCTAAAATCAAGTTCCCAAAGGGTAGTTTCAACACACAAACTGGACAGGGTTCAACTGCATCCAGAGAATCATCTACCCTGTCTATTGAAAGAGCGCCGACCAAAAGACTTGCTGCATCTATTCAATTATATATGCCAAATCAAGTATCTGTCGAACATAAAGCATCCTATTCTGATGAAGAAATTGGAAGAGTGATTACCAATACTGGTGGTGCAATAGATAAGATTGTGAACGGCAATTTTGGTGACATTGTAAATGTAGAAAGATTAAAAGAGGGTGCCGGAAATGCTGTAGCAGGTGTTGCTGAAAAGGTTGGTGTTACAGGTGCAAAAGCAGCAAGGGCGATTGCAGAGGGTACAGTAACAAATAATAGACAGGAACTTATGTTCAACGGTATCGACAAAAGATCATTTAGTTTTGAATTCAAGATGGCACCAAAAAGTGAACAAGAATCAGAGAATATCAAGGCCATAGTAGATATGTTTAGATTTCATGCTATGCCTGAGTTTTTTGAAGGTAGTGAAAGAACAATGGTTGCTCCATCGACATTTGATATCAAATATATGCATAAAAATGGTGAACACACGTTCCTTAACAGGATTTCTACTTGCGTTCTTGAAAATGTAAGTGTCAAGTATGGTGGCGATAGAACACAGTTTTTTAGAAACACCGCCCCTTCTCAAACAGAGATTTCTCTCACATTCAAAGAACTAGAAATTATAACCAAAGAACGTATTGTGGATGGGTATTAATCATGGCATATTTTAATAAATTTCCTACAGTTGAATATGATGTTCGGGGTGATGGTAACACTACAACAATGACAGATATCACAAGAAGGGTTAGAGTTTCAACCAAAGCAAGACTCTCTACCGTAGAATACGATTATTACGATGTGATTGATGGGCAGACACCAGAGTTCATTGCTGACAGGTATTATGGTGATGTTGGACTTCATTGGTTAATCCTTATGACAAACGATATCATTGACGTATACAACGACTGGCCTATGAGCGTTAAAAGGTTTGAAGATTATGTTAAAGCAAAATACGATGATGTCGATGGTATTCACCACTATGAATATACACAAGAATCTGGTGACACGAGTTTCTTGATTGAACTTCCAAATGATAGTGCAACAACACTACCAGCAGGAGCAATCGCAGTTACCAATTATGTGTATGAAGATAGGTTACAAGACAAGAAAAGAAGGATTAGACTTATCAAACCAGAATTTATCCCAGAGATCAAAAAAGAGTTTGCTAAAAAAATTAAAGGCGTTTAATAATGAGTGAGAATAATTCCATTCAGTATGCAAACGAGTATTTGTTATCTGAATGTAAACTGTATACTGCTGGTGGATTAGAACTTGATTTAAGTTCATTGGTTACTTCTGTCAACATCTACGAGGACATATTCAACAATTCTATAACTGGTGATATTGCATTCACTGACACTAACAATATTTTAGGCAACGCCAGTATTGTTGGACAGGAGAAGTTGTCTCTTATTCTTGCAACCCCAGACGGTACAGATGTATACGACAGAGAAAATGCAATCGACTTTTCCCAGACACCATTTTACATATACAAAGTCAACTCATCACAACTTATCAATGACAGATCAATGGGTTACACCATTTCATTTACAACTGCTGAGATTGTAAGGAATGGACATATTCGTGTATCGCAGTCATATAAGGGTGAACCAGCAATAGATATTATCAAGAAAGTTGTTCGTGACTCAGAACTGCTCAACTCAAAGAAAGAGTTGTTCTTTGAAGAGACATCTAATAACTACAAGATAATCGCACCAAATATGCGCCCATTTGATTTCATCAATATGGTTGCAAGAAAAAGTCTGTCCAAAGAATACAACTTTGCTCCAACATTTCTTTTTTACGAAACCGTCAAAGGTTATTTCTTCAGAACATTAGACAGTATGATGGATCGTAAAAACCCTAGAATGATATATAGAGAGGCAAACCCAAACACACTAACCGACAAGGGTGTTCAAGATCTCGCAAAAAACCTACAAAACATTTACAAGTATTCTGTGGTGTCTGCAACGGACACACTTGCAAGTCAACGTGCTGGAATGTATGCATCGAAGATGCTAGAGATAGATTTATACAACAAGTCTTACAAGACATATGATTTTGATTATGTAAAATCATACAAAGACGATGTGCATATTGACAGTTTCACAAAAAGTGGTTCATCAGAATCACCAGTATTGTCTGAGGCGACTGATGACTATGGACTGAAACTATCAGAGTATCCAGATTCGGTATTTTATGTTGCATCAGTGGACAGGACAAACGAACTGTTTACACCTATGCACCAAGAGGGTGAATTAACACCTTATGATACGATGAACACCCACAAATGGTTGCAAAGAAGAAAATCACGTTTTGCTCAATTATCATCATCACTAACACTAAGAGTTGAAGTGCCAGGCAATACATCATTGCAGGCAGGAGATGTTGTTGGATTAGAAATAATGAATCGCTCTAGTGACACCGAAGAAGAATTTGATCTAAACTATACTGGTAGATACTTGGTTACGAAACTACACCATGTATTTACAAAAGGAATGGGGCAGTATAAACATACTGTTCATATGGAATGTGTTCGTGATACCATGTCAGAAGCGTTACCGTCTGCCGGAGTAACACTGATGGATGGTGGAACACAAAAAGAAGAAATCATCCCGCTAGGTTCTGCTGATCCTGGCGATGTAGTATTTTAAGGAGGCCTATCGACAACACCCGATTTGTGATGAAAGAACTAATTTTTTAACAGAAAGAGGATCACACATGACCGCAAAACTCAAAACCCGAATCAAATCTATGACTTTTCAAAAGAACGTAAACA